AATGAATGAAAAGCTACAAAACTTGTGTGACGAATACAGCGCGATAATGAAAGTCAAATGAAAAAACACGTTAAACTTTATTTGTCATTCTTTGGTTACGATATAACTAGCTTTGTTAATTCACGTACTCTAAAATGACCACCTACAATGTAACCACTTTGCTTGTTAAATATAATAGGTTCGACAACGCCAAACTTTTCTAATGAAGCCTTTAAATGCTTTTCTTGATTCTTTGTACTTTGTCTAGGATTGTAAGGCGCTGGTTGTAAATCGCTTAATTTCTTTATCTCTATTATCATAACTTATCAAGCAAATTATCAATTTTGTTTATAACTTTTATCTTCATTGGTATTGAATTACCTAACAAATCGATATCATCTAGTTGCGCGAGTATCTCAAGCATAACCATTATCTTATCTAAATTCTGATTCGTTTCTTTTTCAATATCGATTTTATTAGGCATTATTTCTTTTTTGATTCTTTTATTATAATAGCTTCCCAAGCTTTTTGAGCTTTCTCTTTAGTATCATAAATACAAGCACCTTGCCCGATACGATATTTTCCGTTTGATTCACATTTAATTACTGGCATTACTTTCTTGATTTACGCCCTCTTCTTTTAGGCACTTGCTTATTTACATCTTCAGGCTTAAAGTCATTCACAAACGTAGCTTCGACACTGGTAGTGCTTTGTATTGATTCTGCAAAGGCTTCGATAGGTTCGATGTAAGTATCGTAATTAACGCTTAGATATATTCTTTGAATCATTTCCGCAACACATGACATACACCACTTATTAACAAAGAATTTGTCATCAACTTCTTGCTTATAAATAGCTTCAAGTTCTAAAATAGTAGTTTGATTTAAGTTCTTGATAAACCCGGCATCTCGTAATGAAACCCAATGCTCTTTATATTTATCAAGTGTTTTTTTAGTTAGATAGTTCATATAAATTTTTTAAATAGTATAGCCACAATACTTGAAGCGAAAGCTATCATTAAGGCTGTGATAATAATATAGTTAAAATATAAAGCTGATAGCAAAGCAACCCAGAAGCTCAAGCAATAACCACAATCAAAAGGTTTTAAGCGTAAAGGTGTCTTTATAAAGTCATAACCTTTTAACTTGCTACCGATATTGAATTCATCAAACAACCAACGTGAAAACATTTGTGGTATCATTGAGATTTCGGCAAAGCTAAAGCCTAGACAAGCACTACCGACAATAAGAAATAATTCATTCATATTCTTTTACATTTAATTTAACATTATTTATAGCGTTTTTAACTCCATTAGCGATAGTTCGTATTGGAATACCAGTCTTTAAGCTCACATTCTTGTAAGTACCTAATTGTAAATATAACTTTAAGACTTCACATTCAAAGAACCTTAATTCTGATATGCTCTTTTCAACCGCTTGAATCCTAGCTTCTATCTTATCATACGCGTTATCGTCTTGCAATTCAAACAAATGATTAGCAAATAGTATATGGTCGCTATTTTCAATCAACTCGTCGTCAATAATATTATCGCTTATCCTTTGATTCTTAAAGTTCTGATAATAAAACTTTGAGTTTTTAGAACGGAATTGGTTTAACCCTATACGGACAATAAAGAATTTCAAGCACTTTCTTTCGTGCATATCTATAATCTTAGCCGAATCATATTCGCAAATAGTCAAGAATACATCTTGTCGAAGTTCCGACCACCATTCACCGGCGATGTTCTTAAAGAAAGTTATTATATCTTTAGAGGTATAATACTCACCTATTATTTCATTTTGCATCACTTTGCATATAAGTATTTATTAATTTAATAGCTTCGTTTGCACCACTTGCAAAACTAGCAAACGCCCCTTGCTCTGTTAGATAGTAAAGGTATTCACTTTGTTTTTGCAAATGCTCATTAGTTTTCAACATTCCATTGACCTTAAAAGGATTAACTCCTTCCGCTTTAAGCTCAATTACTAGCATAGTGTGTTTGCCGTTGTTATGAAATATAAATAAGTCCGGTGTACCTTGTGATGCTTGACCTAATCGCTTTGCTTTCTTAGCTAAATAAATCGGAAGCCTTGCACCTGAAAGATAATTTGCTAAGAATCTAACTTTAGGATATTGATATCTTAAATAATCCACTACAATTAATTGCGCTATGTCTTCTTTCGCTTTCATAAAAGTTCTATTTGTTCTTTAACTTCTATATAAAATTTATACCTTCTATTTGAATAATCTGAATCATCAAATAAAAATTCATTTAATATTTCATCAACTGCAAATAATGCACATTCTTTAGCATTTTGAATATCTCCTTCTTTTGTTGCTTCATAATAATATCCATCCATCATAACATAAGGATAAAATTTTTCAACTAACTCTTTTGCTTTTTCTTTTGGTGTCATAAATTCTCTATTTCTTCCTTAACTTGCAACCAATAACCCATTGTTGAATAAACTTCTGTGTTAAATGGATTTGAATGTGGATTTGAGGCAATAATATGATTTACTGCTATTATTGCACATAGTTTAATCTCAAATTTTGAAACGTAATTAGGAACTTCCATAAACATATATTTCTGAACTAACTCTTTTGCCATTTCTTTCGGTGTCATAATGTCGAATTTAATTTTTTAACTTCAGCTTCCAAATCACTAACATACAAAATCAAAGCTCCGATTTGCATTCTCATATTTTCAATATCAATCGCTGCGAGTTCGTATTTTGCAAACATCTTTGAATATTCATTCATTGCCTGTTCTACATATAGTTGCGCTTTGTCGATGTCATTATCAAAACCTTTTAAATCGGTTAAGGCTCGATTAATTATCTGCAAGTCCAAAGCTACTTTTAAAAGACTTAGTCTTTCTTCATCAAAGAATTTATAAGCGTCTAGCTTATTTCTTAGGTCGGATATTAGTTGCTTGTAATCCATTATATTTCTTTATAATATTGTTTTTGCTCTTCTTTTGGAATGATTAGTTTGTAATAAAAACCATCTTTTAAATTATCTGGAGTTTGTATAAATTTTACTTTAGCCTCAACCTGCTCACAACTTGGATTCTTAACAAACCATTCCAAAAACTCATCATCAATAGCTTGTATACCATCTTTGATTAAGTCTTGGTCTGTTGTCATTATTACCAATTTACAATCAGATAAATCAGTTAAATAGTCAGGAAACATATTTAATATATTTTCTTTTTCTAAATGCCACTTCCCTTTGTGTGGTCTTACATCTTTAATTTCTTCATTAGAAGTGATGTAGATGTGTTGAAGACTTCTTTCAAATGCTCTAAAAGTAGCAGGATTAATTTGTAAAATTAACTCGTTTGATGTTCCAAAATATAACAACCTACTTGGTTTGTCTGTTGGTATTAAGTGTATGTTTTTCATATCGTTTGTTTTAAAATTCAAAATCTTTACCAAATGTATTATTTAAAATTGACCCTTGCAAGTTACCAGGCTCGATATTTAATTTCTTTTTACTCTCGTATTCTAAACCAAAGTAAGCAACGCCCTCGATAGTTTCATAGAATCTATTTTTTTTCCAGTCCCAAAATAATTTACAAGTCCCTAGCTTTGCCGAACCTTTTGGCTTTGCCTTTGCAATTATTACGTGTGTTTCATTTTCTTTGTAAGGTTGACCATCTTTATCGTTAAACCCAAATGGTGGTCGCCACAAGATTATAAAAGCCATTGCTTTACGGAAAAACGATTGCCCCCCTGCTGATTGTCTAGGATGCGGAGGTGGATAATAAGTCACACCATTTTCGGTAATCGGTTGCTGGTCTTGTGGGTGCATACATATAAAGATATGCTTTTCTTCCTTCTTTGCGTAACGTCTAAGCTTCCCGACTGCATCTTCAATGTATAAGTCTTGACGGCTACCAAACTCGCTCATATTGTGTTTAATCTCGTTGTAAGGGTCAAACAAAATATTATCAATCTTAATACGATTTTCAGCTTCTAAGATTTTAACTTGACTTATAATATCATCAAAGCTAAATGAATTTTCGTCGTTATCTACAATATAAAACTTATCACTTAAAAAAGCTATTGCGTTATAAATCTCTGATTCGCTACATGCATTAATGTCACTTGCAAAAAATGGTTTTCTAATGTACTTAGATATTAATTCTTTCGCTAAGTCTTTGTAATCCCCTGTTTCTGGACTAAATATTACGTGCTTTTCGTTGTGCTTAATTGAAAGGTTAAGTAGTATTTCAAGATTAAATTCTGTTTTCCCTGAGTGCGGTGATGCAAGTATAAAAGTCATTGACCCTTTTTTCTTTGTGTAAAGAGCATCTAAAGATTTAAAGCCTACGTATTGCCCTCGTTGTATTCCTGACTTATGAAAGTCTAGGATTTCGTTTTCAAATTGAATTAAGTTTTTTATCATGTCGTTTGTCGTTTTTGTAAAGTTAATAATATTTTTTAAAACATTACAATTTGATTTTGTGCAACGTCTTTATAAACTTCGCTTTTAAATTTAATAATTGATAAATCATCATTTGATTTTTGACCAATATATTTAAAAGAATACGCTTTTCTATTTGATATATCAGCTCCCGTAAACATAGTTTTACGGTCTTTTCTAAGATGACCGCTAGAGCTACATTCAAACCAATTAATATTTTTTTTTAATCCAATATATAATGCGGGATTTGCAGTTTTTATATAAATGATTTTATTTTCATTTAAATATAATGAAGAAATATAGCTTAAAATATTTAATCCTATACTCAACCCTTGAAAATCTGGTAAAATAACTAATCTTGTTATTCTAAAAGCATTTTTTAAAAATCCATTTGGAAAAGGTAAAATTGCAATAAATCCTATTGGTTTATCATTCCAACAAACTACATAATTATTTGCTGCTTTGTTTAAATCTTCAGTTAAATAATGATGTTGTTTGAATATATTCCAAGTTTCATATCGACATCGAAATATCTGAAGTTCAATTTTTGGTCTTGATTGCCGAAGATAGTCGTGCCTTTCAACACGCCCTTTAAGTGGTGAATAAGTCCAATCTGGTAACAACCATTCCATTATATCAAAGTGACATGAAGCTAATATTATCTTTTTATTTTCTCGTCTAATATATTTTTGTATTGCGTTGCTCATTGACTTTGCAACGTCACGGTCTACGACGCTTGTAAATTCGTCAATCAATATGACTTGATTATCTTTTGCTGAAGCGACTTTATACGCTAATCTTGCGCGATATTGTTCACCATTAGAAAGTAATGAAAAAGGTCGTAACCATGTCGGTACGCTTGACAATCCCATTGCTGACAATAACAAGGTAGCTTCTTTAGGTTCTAAAAAATCAAAGTTTGATATTAAAGGTTTTTCATTATCAAAATTGTCATCTATTAAATTACCAAATTCTTTTAATAAAGTAGTTTTACCAGTACCAGAACCACCATAAATTACTCCGATGTTCCAATCAAATGTTTTACATTCAGCAAAGTTTATAGGAATCTTTACAATCGTTTCTTCTTTGTTTTGAATGTCAAACGCTTCATATACATATTCAGTATATTTATCGTTTATAATCTTGTTTTTTAATTCTAAATATTTCATGTCGTTTGTCGTTTGTCAAATGTAACTAATTAACTGGTATATTAAAACTTAAAGTATTATTTGTGTTTATTTTATTTTCATCTCTAAACCAGACGCCCCTCATTTTTTGTTTCCAATTTAGAACTTTTTTACCATTGCTATCGACCCACCCACTTTCGTTGTAATATTTATAAGCGTTCTTTGCTGCATCTGCTTTAAATCCATTCTCAAGAAAGTACTTAATCACTTCATCAATATCGGGCATATATATATTACTTTTACTTTTCTTTACTTTAGAGGTGTTACGAACGTTTTCTGAATGCGTTACATTTTCTGTAAGTACTTGTTTCTCACGCCATTGTGAAATTCTTTTTGCGTTTTTTTCTTTTTTTATCTGGTACTTTTCACTAAAGTTTAGTAATTGTTTGTTGAAAGTTTCATTATTGTTCGACGAAATCAAGTCAATTTCTTCCATAAAATCCCAGCACTTTTCAAGTCTTTTACCTACTTTACATTGGTGTTTTAACACGTTGGTTTTGATAGGTTTTTCTTGTCGTGCCATTTTTTCAATCAAAGTATAGAACAATCCAAGACCTTCATATCCAAAGTTTATAAATAGCTCCGAGATTTTTTCATCTTCAAAACTTGCGGTGTCGTGTAGGAAGTATTTCATTTTAATAGTCGATTTTTTGAATTACAAATCTAGACAATTTTACTTGAGGTTTTCTCGTTGCGTTTAGCGTTTCTTTATTTAATGAATAAAGATAAAATTTAACAGCTCCTTTAGTTTTGTTTAATATATCCGAGTAATAACTTACCGAGAAATCATTTGATAAGTTTGCTTTTATAAAATCTTTGTCATCTTCTGATAAGATACCTTTAGAAATAGGTCTGTCGCGCGTTACGGTACGCTGTACGCCGTTAATAATATCGACCATGAAGTCATGCCTATATTTCATTCTTTTATCGGTACGTAAGCTATAAAAGACTTTGTCAATCTGATAAATTATAGAGCTATGATTTTGTAGTTTAAATTCTTTAGCAATTTGCACCATAGTCATTTTGTAATGGTTATACAAAAAATATGATACTAGTTGTCTTGCTTTTGTAACTTCACCAATACGTCTGTTAGTAGTTGTTAATAATTGGTAAATATCGTTTGAACTAAGCTTCTTAGATTCGTATAATTCTGATGCGTAATAGCATAATTTTAAAGTGTCTTGATTCATGTCGGTTGTATAAAAAAAGGGAGGTTTTACGCTCCCTTGTTTGGTTTAAAATGCGTCTTGTGTTTTAACAGACTTTAAGTTTTTAATTTTCTCTGTGTCTACCTGGTCAGTTGCTTTGTCAAAATGTTCAACTTCTTCTTTCTTAACTGTGAAAGTATCGATTGCTTCTTTTACTAATACGCTTTCTTCTAATTTAAGTGCGCCAAATGATTGAGCTTTTAAGGCTACCTGTACTAAAATGTTTAGTGCTTCGTTTTCTGTCATGATTAAAATGGTAAATCTGTTTTTGATTCTGTTAATTGTTCTGTTACTGGTGCTACGTAATCATTCACGTAGATATTAAAATCTGGTTGCTTCTCTTCTTTCTTGTAGCCATTTGCCCACATAGAATATCGAGTCCCATTAATTGCAAAGTTAATCACTTCGCCTTTTGCCGTCGAGCGTTTCCATGCTCCAAAGCTTACTTTTTTTTCGTCTGTCATAATTTTTAAAGTTATATAATTTATTTGTTAAATTCAAGTTTTTTATTATTTATCAATTCTTTAAAGGTTGTGTTTGTGTGAAACATCGGGTAGGATGCCCAGATAGCTTTTAACTTATCTACATTATCGCAAACATTTGTTTCTGCAATAGCAATGTTTAACAAGTTACTTAATTGCACGGCTTCACCAGCTGAAATCTTTACAGGCTCTTTGTCGTGGCTATTTGTTGCGTCACTATCTTTAGTGTCATCAATAGCAAACATTCCATTTAAAGCGTACTTACGTGCGTAACTAGAACACGCACCAGTCACTTGCGAAGCATCCATTCCTTTTTTGTTTTCCTCTTCACGTGCAAATCCATCGACTGAATATTTGTCTGTTCCGTCTGTGATATTTACCGAAGCTTTGATATAGTATCTATCACCTATGTTTATAATTTCATCTGTGATTGATAAGAACAATCCATGCTTTAATAGATGCGGTTTAACAGCTTCAAGTATATCTTCGCATGAACGGTATTTATATTTACCGAAGTTATTAGTTTGACCCTTTGGTGCTTTCAATTCGCTTTGAATTGTGACTAGCTTTTTAATTAGTTTTTCCATTTCTTATAAAATTACAAATTCTTTGTTTTCAAAATACCATTCTTCTGGCTCGTTAAATTCATTGGTAAATTCAATCAATGAAAACTTAAACCATCGCTTTAAAATGATACCTGTTTTACCTGTGGTTTGCACGTCAATCCCTTGCGGATTAGTCAATAGTTTTACTTTGTTATCCATGATAATAATTTTTTAAAAGTTGTTTGTTTGTTTTGATTTGATTTAAAGATTATTTGTTCTTCATAAAGCTTCATATATTGAAGCCTTGACTTTTCGAGTGGTGTTAATTCCATAATATTAATTTGAAAGTTCATCAATTTTAACAAATAATAAAGCCATTCCAATAAATATTTGAATATAGCCATTTCTTTGAGAATCAAAATCAATAAATGAAATTAATTCGTTTCTGTAAAAAATAGGTTGCTGTTGGTTTAGGTTTTTCATATTATTTCTTTTTGTTGTTGAAACAAATATAAGGTCATTGTACAAAAGAATTGTCATAGAAATGTCATAAATAAAAAAAGGCAGTCAAATTAATGACCACCTTTAAACAAACAACAATGAAAAACTTAATTAAAGCGTTTAAACGCTACATAAGCACCGACAAACAAAAGTAATAAATAAAATGAATGCTTATAAAATAAGTTTTGCACAATGACTTCCTTTGTCTTTGTGATTGTTTTCGTGATAGGAACGATAATTTCTTTAGGTTTACAAATGCCTTGCACTCTTATATACTTATCTCTAAACTTCTGAATAGTGATAGTCATTTGCCCTGTCGTGTCGTGAATAGTCACGATTGAATCCTTAAACAATACCAAAGTATCAAGCTGAATCTTTGCAGGTACTATAATAGTGTCCTTAATTGTAATAGTTTTCGTAATTCGTTTACTTGCACACGACGCAATTACAAGCGATGTAAGCAACGCAAATAATAAAGGCTTATAATTTATCTTCATCTGTACTAAAGTTTGTTAGAAACTTCCCTATGACGCCAGAAACGATAGCAACGATTGCTACCCATTCAAAACCTGCGTAAATTGAATAACTTGCTACCATTGTAGAACAAGCAAGTAGCGTGTCACCTATTTTGCGGAACGTCTTTGGCGTTGGTTTCCAATATCTATTTTTAAGTTTGCTCACATTCATAAATATAAATTTAGTAAACGATTTGCAATTCTACCTTTTCATTGTTTTGAATAGCTTTGTTTATTTCTTTTATAAGCTTAACTTCCGTGCTTCCTTGAATCCAATTTAAGACTTTGCCAAATGGTTTATTAATGTGCTTTGTGTTTGCGACTAGAATACAACCTTGCGTATTTTCATGAGTATTACCACCATGTATTCTGATTCCTTCAAAGCCTTTGACTTTTAAAACTTCGGGCATTACTCTTTTAAATCTATTACTCAAAGTTAATATTACGCGATACGTTCCGGAAGGTATTGCAGTAGCCCCGAATTTCTTTTGTGATTTAATTTCTGATTCAATTTGTAACTGATTTAGCTTTCTATCTTTATCTTCAAGCGTATAACAAAAGAATTTATCGTTAATAAACATCGACCCGATTGTTTCGGTATCTGTAAAAAATTCCCTTTTAACTGTTATTTTCATAATGTGTAAAGTTAAATGCTTTTAATGTGTAAATAAAATCTATCAATTAAGGCTTATAATAATGGTCTATTTCAATTCCTTCTTTTTGTTCGTTCTTCATTATTAATTGAATGCCAAATATAATACAAGCTAAATGGTCTTCGCTTCTATCACCTAATTCGTACTTAGCTAAGTGTCTATGTAAACTTTCTAAACTACTTTCGTCTGGTTGCCCCTTTTGCCAGTTATTTTTTTCGTACTTATTAGCACCCATTCGCAATAAATAGCCAAATCTTAAACGAACGTAAGCATCTAAATGATTTACTAAAGGCTTGTTTGTGTCGTCGTCACGCTGACTTCCTGATTCAAACACTCTTTTGTTTTGAATTGGTGTATTTTCTTCTTTATTTTCTTCTGACTTTTTAGGAACGTAAGCGTAAATCATATTATTTCTGTATTAATTTTCTTAATGCCATTACTATTTCTTGAAGTTCCGCTTCTTTCAAAACTTTTAACTTCATTAGATTTTTAATTTTATCATTTTCATTCATATTAAAATAAATGTGTAATTCTTGCAATTTGACCGTGTTCTTTACAATGAACATACCCTTCAATTGCTTTTGGTGAATGTTGATATCCGTTCCGGTGATGCCATGAATCGGCAGCGGAAGGGCTTCTCAAACTTTCAATTGTAACACCAATATAATCCTTTGAAGTTTTATGGTGTATATGATGCGTATATATGTAACGGTTTGAAGTCATACTCCAAAGCTCCGCAAATTCTTGCGCTAATAACAATGGAAGGTTATTTTCTTTAGCTCCATCCCCATGAGTAGTTCCAATAAGGTTATTGAAATATCTAAATGCCTTACGGTGGCTTAAATCTACTTGAAAAGCTACGTCTTTAGAATTACGAAAATGAGTTTCAATTAATTGAGCTAAAAAAAATCCATGTGTATAATCATGATTTGAAGGATTGTAAATAACGGCAACCGGTGCAATTTGCATTAATTGTTCTATTATGTCTATATACAATTCTTTTGCCATTAAAAAGTTATCATACCACATCCCGTCCGTATCTTGTGGAGTTCCGCTGGTGGTCGTTCTACGCGGTGAATCGGTATGTAAAATATCGTTACCAATTATCAAAGCTATTTGGTCAATTCCAAAATTAATAGTCTTATTTAAAATACCATTAACTCCGTCCTTAACTCTTTGTACTGCTATCTGTGAATTATACTCTTCGCCGGTTTCGAAAGCCTTGCATAACTTACCTACGTGAACATCTGCTGGGTCTATTAAAAGTAAATGACCTTTTTCACAACGCTCATATTTAAATGGCTTATATTGTGGCGCGTACTCTTTTACGCTTTGCAATATCTTGCTTTTAAGAATATCAAATTCTTGACTTTCTTTTGATTCAAAGGCTTTATTTGTAAAAGACAAAGAGGCTTCTTTTGATTTAAGCCAACCGTGTTTAACATCTTTAATATTTACACCTGCTTTATTACAGGCTCTTTGAATTGCTCTGTGTTCAATTATTAAATCCATTTCGGATTTTGTCAATCTAGGTCTTGGCATAGGTTTTCTTTATTGTTTGTGAAACAAAGATAATTATTATTTAAGAAAAAAAAGAATGTTGAAAAATGCTAAAAAATAGCAGGGAATATCTTTTTAATTAATTCCGTTATTTGCCACCCGCCTGTGATTCCTACACCGATAAGTGTATAGTAAACATATTTAAACTTATTTTGAATCGATGCTATTTCTTCAGTGTTCTTTTTAGTTTGAAGTTTCAATCCATCCCCGAAATATTCACTTCCTAGAATAGCATCTTCAATAGTTTGCACTTTATGCGATAAGTTGCGTAATTCATCGAATACCTTTTCTAAAGTAGCAGATTCTTTTTGTGTCATTGCCCTGCATCAATTAAAGGGTAATCGGAAGGCACTGCGCATCTATCAGCAACGTATGGAATAGCAAGTGAGATTGAAGCCTGAACACCTGCTACAAGGTCTGACAATCGTTCTGTAAAGAAGTTAATATTAACCGAATTACCTAGCGTAAATTCAAATGTATCGCTTCTAAGTTGTGCGATTATATCTTGACAAACTAGCATCTGGTCACTTATAACATCGTCCTCATTCTTTTCGTCTGCAAATACTAAGTCAGCAAAGATAATAGACAAAGAAAGATTAAATATTGACCCGCTTACGTTTGAACTTTCGATTGTGCAATACATGAGAGGGTAAGTAATTGATTTACTTTCGCCTAATTCCCAAACATCGCCCCAACCAAAGTCATTGATTTGCTTGTGGTCGGTTGCTAAATTATTTAATAGACTTTTTACTTCCTTGATTGTCATTTTTTACAGTATTTAGGTAAGTCTTTAGCTTAACTACGTTTTTGTTTGAATAATCCTTTGCCATTAATCTCTATAATCTTTACCTAATGCGCCGTTTTGACTTTGATACATTTCTGAATAATCTTTGTAATGTCTTTCTGAGCCACCAAGAAACATTCCTGTGCTATAACTTGACCCGTTCGGGTGTATGATATCAGAACCGCTTCCGGGATTGTTATACAAAGGATAATCGATTATATTCTCACAAAGATAATTCGTGATTCTTTGCGCGTACCATTCAGCTTTGTTTTTGTAATAATTCATTAAGTCGAATAATTCAGATAAAGACCCTTCGTTTGAATTTTCGCTTTGCTTTCTTAGCACGTTTTTATTAGTCATCTTGAAACCTAATGACATTACCATTTCACTTGCGACATACCAGCAAATACAATCGGTCACGTATAAGTCAAGAAGCTTTTTGTTTAAAACAGTCAAGCTATTATCTTCTATTTGATTTTGCAATTCTTGATATAAGCCAGTACCTAAAATAGGCTCAATATACATATCTTGCGTTTGCTTGATAGTTGGTCTTATTAGCTTAGGGTCTATATTGTCCTGCAATAGTGACCTATCTTTTAGCGTTGTTTCGCTGATAAATAAAATGTTAGCGCTCATTATCTTCTTTTAATTACAACTTGTTCGACCCATCTATGACGACAATATGGTGTTGTGACTTGTGTTCTCGGATTAGTGTAAAAACCTCCGCGTCTTTGCCAAACTGAATATCCTAACCTTTGACTTATTGCTTGTATTTCGGCACGTGAATAAATCTTGTCTAAATTAATTAAATTTTCGCAAAACCTCCTAGTAGTTGGAATAATCGGTGCGCCAAGTCCGGGAGTTACCTCGTATGAATATCTGATTTGAATATCCGCTATTGGTTTACGTGCTGACTTTTGTTTTTTACCTTCGTCTGTAATCTCGCGAGATATAACTTCGCTTCCATTATCATTAAAAGGTTTTACATTTATTAGTTTGTTATTTTCTAAAGTAGACAAAGACCCGACAATTACCTGCTTATCTACTTTCAAAGCGGTTGCCATATCGTCCACCGTAGTCAAAGGATTCTTTTGCAATAAATCTAATATCCCACTTTGAACATTCGTGATTATAATATCAATGTCCGCAAATTCTTGATGCGCAATAGGCTCGAAATTATCATCAAATTGAACACGTCTAGATTTTATCACGTTGTAATCGCTTCGAGCCTCGCCAAAGTCTGCAAATACACTCACCGCAAAGTCATCGTCTTGTTGTGAAAATGCTTGATTTGTATCTTCTGGAACTGCAACTGGTTTAACCTCTAAAGGCAATCCCAATTTTTCGCGTATTTCTTCGCGTGTCATTAGACAAAAGTGCCCCCATTTTGATCTTTGTCCAATTTTTGTTTTGACTTTGGCCGAAAGCCAAACAAAAGTTGGGCTATGAGCGAAACCCTTTCCGTCTCCATCCCTCTCGATGAGCTGCCTGAAGATGTGCGCAGACGATTGAGCCAAGAGGCTCTGCGTCGTGGCGTGCCTGTGGCGGTGGTCATCAAGGAATGGCTCCAAAAGCTGAGCCGCCGGATGACGAAGACGGCCGCGTGAGATCGCCTGATCCCTTTTTTCTCAACACCAAACTCAAACCCTGAACCAAGCCATGTCCGTTGCCATGCTGCATAGTCTCAGAAGAGTCACGCCCCCAAACGCTGAAGCTCCGCGTTTTGGGGCGGTTTCTTTTCCGTCCCCCTCTGTCTCGCCACCCTTTGCTGCGTTGCTGCTACGCGCGGCTGGTGCGGTGCGCGATGTAACCCCTTCCGGCCCTGCGCCGGCCAGTCTGGTGAGTCCTGTGAGCCGTGCGCTGCGCGACGGCTGCGAGCGGACTCGGAGATGTGAGCCGACTGGCGGCGCAGGTGCTGGAATCCTTAGTGGCTGTGTGAAGGGGTTCCACCGCTACTCATCGCAAGACCGGGCCGACCTGATGTCGAGCCCTCGGATGGGCCACAGGCAACGTGAGAGAGTGGGCGAGGTGTTTTGGACGCACCCAGCCGTGCATGGTGTGTGTTTCCCGACGAGGAAGCTGGCGGCGATGGCTCCGTGATCGACTGGGAACTCAGCCACTACACCATTGACTGACCTCACCCTGAGCCGC